TTTAACGCCCTGACGGCAGACCTTGCCTCGGGCTTAACGAACTGCATCACCAAAGATGGTCAGTCCACGCCCACGGCCAACATCCCGATGGGCAGCAACAAGATCACCGGCCTTGCCAACGGTACGCTGATCGGGGACGCCGCCAACCTCGGGCAAGTGCAGTCCACCGTCGCCAAGCTCATTTCTATCACCGGCACCGATACCGTTCTTGGCACGATGTCGCCCACCCTGACCGCTTACGCTGCGGGTCAGTTGTTCTATTTCATCGCCTCGGGCGCGAACACGGGCGCTGTCACGCTCAACATTGACGGCTTGGGCGCAAAGGCCATCACCCGAGACGGCAGCACGGCGCTGGCCGCTGGCGACATCAATTCGGGCGAGATTGTCGTTGTGATTTACGACGGCACCCGCTTCCAAATGATCAATGCCGCCAATTCGTTTGGTAACACGACGATCAACGGCACTTTGGCGGTCACGGGCAACACCGGGCTGCAAGCCAATGTGTCTGTCACCTCGGCGCTGTCGGTCGGCGGCACTTTTGCCGTCACGGGCGCTGCAACGCTCGGTAGCACCCTCGCGGTTACGGGCAAGTCAGACCTGCCCACCGTCTCTACCGCCTCCGCAAACGCGGCTGTGGCGGTTATAACGGACTTGAGCGCAGCCGGTGCGTCCATCACCTCGGCCAACGTCGGCACAGCGGTTGTCACCACGGGTACTGTCACCAATTTGACGGCAACGAGCGCCTCTGTCGCCTCCGTCAACGCGGGTGTCGCTTTGTTGACGACCGCCACCGTCACGAATCTGACGGCAACCGGCGCATCTATCGCCTCGGCTAATCTTGGCAATGCCGTTATCTCGGCGCTGACCCTGACGGGCGTATCGGTTGCCTCGGCTAATGTGGGCGTGGCGAATATCACCGACCTTCGCGCTGTCGGCGCATCGGTTACGTCGGCCAACCTTGGAACGGCTGTTGTCACCAACGGCACCGTCACCAATCTGACCGCCACTAGCGCCTCGGTTGCCTCGGTCAACGCTGCGGTGGCTCTCGTCACGACGGGAACGGTCACGAACCTGACCAGTACCGCCGCCTCGGTAGCCTCTGCGAACGTCGGCACGGCTGTCATTACAACGCTGACCGCCACGGGTGCGTCTATCGCCTCGGCCAATGCGGGTAACGTACAGGCCACCATCGCCTCGGTCGGCTCGGCTAACCTTGGCACGGCGGTCATCACGACCGGAACGCTGACGAACCTTACGGCCACCTCGGCATCGGTCGCATCAGTCAACGCTGGTGTGGCACTTGTCACCACAGGCACGGTCACGAACCTGACGAGTACGGCAGCCTCTATTGCCTCGGCCAACATCGGCGTGGCAGCTATCGGCTCGTTGTCGTTTACTGGCGCGTCTATCGCCTCGCTGAACGCGGGTGTTGCCAATATCACCGATTTGCGTGTGGCGGGTGCTTCTGTCACCTCTGCTAACGTCGGCACGGCTGTGGTGACAGGGCTGACCGTTACCAACGCCTCTGTGGCATCTCTGAACGCGGGTACGGCCACGATCACCACCGGCAACCTCACGTTCTCCAGCACCGCCCAGCGCATCACGGGCGACTTTAGCAATGCGACGCCTTCTAATCGCGTGATGTTTCAGACCAGTACCGCGAATTCAAACACTCAAGTTGAACTTATCCCTAACGGGACTGCTGTTACGTCTGGTGTAAACCTGTCTAACAACGCAGACCCAAACAATGCGTCTGTGTTTTTTGTTGGAACTGTTGGTACAACCGACCATCGGTTATCAGGCAACAGTCGCGGCACCGGCACGCTCCTCCCGATGACCTTCTACACCGGAGGCAGCGAGAGGGTCAGGGTAACTACGGTGGGAGATGTCGGTATCGGCACGGCTTCGCCGGGTTCACGTTTAGAGGTTTCATCTTCTTCCAACCAAGCGGCATTGTTCAAAACATCTGCTACGGGTTCGTATGGTGCTGTTCAGATTTTCAACACCAACACCAACGGCGAAGCAAGCATTGGGTTTAGAGACAACTCGGATTCAGACTCTACAAGTTGGGTAATAGGCAAATCCGTTGGCGCAACTGACGCTTTCGGCTTTTTCTACGGCTCTACCCGCATGGTCATTGACTCCTCCGGCAACGTCGGGATCGGCGGGACGGCGCGTGCAGATACAAAACTAGACATCAAGGGAACGCTTCCTAGCGCAAGCGGCGGTTATTCCTACGGAGTAATGAGCGAAGGAACAATCCCAAGTGCAAGTACGCTTGAGGGAAATGGTTTTCTTTCATTCCCGAGCACTCAAGCCGCCTCGTTTACCCTGCTCAATTTAATTCATTACAACACGCTGCAAGGTACGTTTGGTGCTGGCTCAACAGTAACAAATCAGTACGGATTCCACGCAGCATCCTCCCTCACCGGAGCCACCAACAACTACGGCTTCTACAGCAACATCGCCTCTGGCTCTAACCGCTGGAACTTCTATGCAGCGGGGACGGCGGCGAATCATTTTGCTGGTGATGTTCGCGTAGGAAAAACAAACGATGCTGATAGTGGCAACGGGGTAAGAATATTATCTTCCGGCCTTATTCAAGCAACACGCGATCAAGCAGACCCACTTTCAGTAAATAGAACGACCAATGACGGCACTTTGGTAAGTCTGCGTCAAGATGGGACTGAAGAAGGCACGATTTCCGTCTCTGGCAACACCGTTTCATATAACGCTTTCGCGGGTTCTCACTGGTCGCAACTACAAGACGGCAGTAAGCCCGACATTCTGCGCGGGACGGTGATGGAGTCAATCAACGAACTTTGCGAGTGGCCGAACGAAAAAAACGAACGACTTCCAAAGGCCAAGATCAGCGACACCGTTGGCAGCAAAAAGGTTTACGGCGTGTTTATGGCGTGGGATAACGACTGGACTGCGACAAACGATATGTATGTCACGGCGGTCGGTGCATTTGTGTGCCGCGTGAATAGCAGCGTTACGGTGCAAGAAGGTGACTTATTGGAATCCAACGGCGACGGCACGGCGCGTGTGCAGGCTGACGACATTATTCGCAGCAGCACCATCGGTAAAGTCACAAGCACGGTCAAAACGCATCAGTACGCTGATGGTTCGTACTGCGTTCCGACCGTTCTGTATTGCGGTTAATAGGAGGTTCAAATGGCTACTTGGAAAATTGAAAGCATGATCGTCAAGCCGCAAGACGGCTCGCACACCGACGTTGTGGTGACTGCGGCATGGCGTTGCTCGGCCAGCGATGGCGACAAAACGGCATCCAACTACGGCAGCATGGGCTTTGCCTCACCGGGCAATGACTTCGTGGCGTATCCCGATTTGACCGAAGCCGATGTGCTGGGCTGGGTGTGGGCGAACGGTGTGGATAAGGCCGAGGTAGAGGCTAACGTAGCGCGTGAGTTGGATATGCTCGTTAACCCGCCGACCGTCGCCAAGCCGCTGCCGTGGAACGCAGAATGATTAAGTTGGAACTATCCGTTGAGGAAGTAAACGCCATCCTGCAAGTGCTGGGCGACCTGCCGACCAAGGTAGGCGCTTGGCCGCTAATGCTAAAGATTAAGGAACAGGCCGAGCCGCAAGTGCCGAAGGTAGAGGAAACGAAGCAATGACGACGGTGCAAGAGCTAGAGACGACCGTGACGAGCCACATTGATGTTTGCGCGGTGCGTTACGAGGCCATCCATGCGCGACTGAAGCGCCTTGAGCAGCTTATGCTGAAAGTAGGCGGCGCGATTATCCTCATCCTCCTTGGCGCACTCGGTAGCATGGGAATGTTGCTCTTGCAGGCGTTGCAGCGATGATGGAAACGCTGCTCGGCGGCGTGTTTGGCGGGCTGCTGCGATTAGCACCCGAGGCACTCAAGTTTTTTGACCAAAAAAACGAGCGCAAACACGAACTGGCAATGCTAGAAGCCGAGATGCGTTTTGCTCAAGTGAAGGGCGAAATCGCCATGCGCCAAACCGAGGCGCAGATGACGATGGCCGAGGTAGACGCTATTGGCGAGGCGTTTAAAGAGCAATCCCAAACCGCCCGCGCTGCCGGTAAGGTGGTGGCGGCTATATCGGCTCTCGTTAGACCGTTTGTGACGTACCTTTTTGTGTTGGCCTACGCTGCCGTCAAAGTGGCTGCGTTCCTAATTGCCCTTGAGCAAAACGGCAATTGGAAGGCTGTGCTTACGTCCATGTGGGGCGTGGATGATATGGCCGTGCTGAATATGATCCTGTCGTTCTGGTTTGTCGGCAGAGTCTATGAGCGCACTAGATGAGGCTATCGGCATCGCCGCTGACCTTTGCAGGCACTTTGAAGGATTCCGTAGCAAGCCGTATATCTGCCCTGCAGGCTATCCCACGATAGGCTACGGCACGGTCTACAAGCCTGACGGCACCAAGGTCACAATGGACGATGCGCCGATCAGCAAGGCGCAAGCAAACGAGTGGCTGTTATCGGAACTACGAACCAACTACGCCGCTGGCGTGTTACGCGCCTCACCGCGCCTCATTGCACACCCAAAGATATTGGGTGCTATGATAGATTTCTCATATAATCTTGGGGTTGCGCGGTATCGCGCATCTACTTTGCGAAGAAAAGTAGATAAACAAGATTGGGAGGCGGCAAAAGAACAGTTGATGCGATGGACGCGGGGCGGGGGGAAAGTACTGCCCGGTCTAGTTAGGCGCAGACAAGCGGAGGCGAGCTTGTTATGAAGAAAATTCCAGTCGTGCAAATGAACGAGGGGTCATGGTATCGGGTTAAGGGCTATACCTATACCGAATGTTGCGACTGTGCGCTAACGCACAAAGAAGAATACAGACTTGTAGACGGACACTTGGAATGGAGAGCCGAGTTAGCCCCTGAAGTTACCGCTAGACGCCGAAAGGAACTCGGCATAACGGTTAAGAGGAAGGCTAAACGTGACGTTAAGAAAGGCGACTGACGAACAGATACTGCAAGCCTTACAAGAATCAAAAGGCGTTAGGGCGGCAGCAGCACAAAAACTTGGGATCAACATTAGAACCTTGCTGAACCGCATACACGATATGCACGGCAAGGGCTTAAACGTCCCCGGCTCCACTTACCAGCACAACACAGCGGTTGTGCGTGATGAATTTGAGTTTACCCCGCTGCCTAACGACGACGTTCCGATTGAGGAACTGATTGAGCAGCGCAAGCGCAAGTTCTTGCACAAGCGCGAACACGAAGAAGCCTCCAAACTCATCCCCATACGCATCAAGATTGCAGGCCCAATCGGCCTACTACATTTTGGCGATCCGCACGTTGACGACGACGGTTGTGACATTGAGGCGATAGAGCGCCACACAGCCCTTGTAAACGCCACGGAGGGGCTTTTTGCCTGCAACGTGGGCGACACCACTAACAACTGGGTTGGCCGTCTAGCAAGGCTATATGGCGATCAGGCGACATCTGCCGCACAGGCGTGGCGGTTAGCCGAGTGGTTCGTTAACCGCTGCCGGTGGCTCTACATGATCGGGGGTAACCATGACCTATGGTCAGGCTCTGGCGACCCTCTGCGGTGGATAGCGAAGCATCAGAATTCACTTTACAAGTCATCCGAGGCTCGCATTGCGCTGCGGTTCCCTAACGGCGCAGAGGTTAGGGTCAACGCCCGCCACGATCATACCGGCTCGTCCATCTGGAACCCCGCCCACGGCCCCATGAAGGCCGCCCTGATGGGTACACGCGATCACCTTTATGTGGCAGGCCATAAGCACGAAAGTGCCTATAGCGTCCTAAAAGATGCAATATCTGGCATAACGATGCACACAATGAAGGTGGCGTCGTACAAGATTTATGACCGCTATGCAAAAGAGCGTGGCTTTCGTGACAACTGTTTGTCGCCGTGTGCGCTGACCACGATCAACCCTGACTTGCCGAACGATCACCCTGACTTGATCAAGGTGTGGTGGGAACCCGAAGAAGGCGCGGAATACTTAACATGGCTACGCAGCCGAGTTGGATAGTTCCTGCTGGGTGTCAGGATTGTGTGTTTTTTTGTCCTGCTAACGGGCTAGGGTATTACTGCTCGCACGAACACCAATACCTCGGCGGCGTGTGCATTTGCATGGGCAAATACTACCTACGCGCTGCACCGTTCCGTTGGCCGCCGAGAGTGGCTGACGGGGCTGGGGTTGAACCAGCATTGCCAGAGTCAAAGTCTGGTGATTTGCCAATTAATCTACCCGTCAACGGTTAATCAGAAAATCAATCTCATTCCGCAGCGTCTTGATTTCCAATTCTAGCAGCGTGGCTTCATCGTGTAGCCCCATGCGCCGCATCGCTACAAACGCATTAGCAAGCCTGTCGCCCTGCTTCTGACCGTACCCCCAAGGGATACGCTCCATCTCCTCCTTCCACGCTCCCGGCGGGCTGATGTCGTCGTTTACCATATATCTCGCCCTCCACGCGCACAGCGCCAGTTAGGGGCTGGCACAGAACGCCATTCGCGGTCACGGTTAGCCTTGAGCTTGCGGAACAGGTCAATGATCCATCTCACGGGAGTGCCTCCACGCTGTAGTTGGTACTAGGTGACTTCCAGCCTTTCGGTAAATCGCCATTGATCCATGAGGGGTCTACCCAACGCAATTTATTGTTGGGCATAGCAACCCATTGGCCGCTATCTAACGCGATGATGTGGTGATCCTTGGATTGGTCAGGTATTTCCGACCAACCGCCATTGGCCCAGAACACGCTAAACAGGTACACGCCTGACCGCAGCACCTTGTCGCGGCAATACGCCTCTACTCGGTGGTTACGCAGGAACTGCATCTCACGCACCTCGCAGAATCGGCTAAAACTGTCCCACCACACGCAGACGTTGAGCGGCAACGGGTCGCAGGGCTTGGAGCAGATCGCGTGTATAGGCATCCTTGCCCACATTGCACCACATTCCAGCATCACGCTGAACATAGGCGCTCGCATCGGCTCGGCTCTAAAGCCTAGGACGGTACAGAGCGTGAAGCCTCCTTGGCCTTCCTGATGGTCGTACAAAAACTCATTGCGAACGTAGGCCGTGGTGTACGGCGTATCTACCATGAAGCTCATATCAGCCCTTCTTTGCGTAGTTGTGCGATGGTTCGCACCATGCCCTCAAGGTGAGCAAGGCGCACATAGTCGCGGTCAAGATCTGTGCGGAATCGGCGGTCTACGGCGTCGTGGCAGGCACTACACGCCCACGCACCGAGCAGATCATCAGCTTTGATGCCCATGCCGCTGACCCCTGATAAGCGTATATGCGCCAATACGGTCGTTGCGCTGTTGTGGTTGCAGATACCGGGCAAGCGCACCATGCAGCCCCTATCTCTCGCCTGATCACGCAGGTTCATACACCGGCTCCGGTATCCGTATTCCCATGTATTCACAGCGAATCTCTAAAAACATTAGATATTCGCTAAATTCTTGTTTGGTCAGTTTGCTAGAGCGTTTGATCGGGCGCATACGCTTGCGGCCAAAGCCTTCTAGCGTCTCCCAACCAAAGCACTCACCAAGGAAGTATTCGTGTATGTCGTCTCGCGTCCAGCCTGCTAATGCTTCGCCACCGCCCTCAAGGATCGCGGGATAACACACGCCCCACAGGAAGCGGTTCTGCTGATCGGTGCGCGGTTTCTTCCACTCCAGCACCTCTATGCACCACGCACGGTCAGGCGACAAGCCCTGCACCATGCGCGTAGCCGCTACGGCTAACTGCTCGGGTGTGGTTCCTTTAGGAAATATGCGCTTCACGCATCCACTCCTCGCCGTACTCAACGTCCATGTAGTCCTTAAACCACGGGCCGCCACGGGTGAAGTGGACGGCAATGGGGTTCGGGCATTGGTCGCGGGTATACCACCCTTCAAGGTAATTCCATGTGATCGGCAACTCCCCGATTACGTCATCGGTGAGCCAATTAAAGCGGTGTAAGTACATCCCCGTCTCGCGGTTCACCACCTCGGGCGTAAGAGCCTTGACTTGAGGATGCCCACAGTTGATAAACATGAAAGATGACCAGTTCTTTCGTGGATAGAGATGCTGCGCTTTGTTGTCCATCTTGACGGTTTCAGTAGGCCGGTAGTCGTGCTTTACAAGAAAGCAGGCTTTTGCCCCGTCGGCGTAGTCCAGCAGTCCCGCAATGTCCCCCCGGAAAAGAAAATCGCAGTCCACAAATACCGCCCAACCGTCGTAACCGGCGAGGTATGGGGTCAGAAAGCGGGTAAACGAAAACTCGGTAGACGACAGCGGATCAGTCTCTCGCCAATAAAGGCCACGCTCCCGAAGTTCTGACTGCACGATGGGCTGAATGTCCACCTCAACGCTAGAGTGCTTGAGGATGCTCTTACGGCACACCTGATACGCGATGTCCTCGCGGCTGTCCCATCCGATAAATACCTTCATAGCCGTTCCTCAAAGTCTATGTATCGCCAGCCGAGATACTCGGGCTTAACGGCGTATACGTCGTAATCGTAGCCACGCTCCTTATCGGTGATGCGCCGCACCACCCAATCGGGGAACGTCGTCGCAACATCTACCAGCGCCGCTACGGTCATGCTGGCGTTAACGATGTAGTAGTAATCGGGCCGAGGATCGGCAGCATCAAACGATTTCTTGGCGCAGATAGCGGCAGTCTCAAACGGCCACGCCTGATACCCGAAATCGTGCTTGATGTGCTTTACCTCTATCCGCTTGCCCGAGGCGTATATGTCGCCCTTGTCGGCGTACTCTGCCCGGTCGGCAAAGTCCTTGGCGATCCGACGTTTGGGCAGCGTCACCGTATGCCCGATGTTCAGGAGGTAAGTCGCCACGACAATCTCTGCCGGGCGACTCGCCCTGAACCTCGCCTCAAAGTCAGAATGGGGTGTCAAGGTCATCCCAGTTCTTCTCGGTTATCTCGGGCTTCTTTGTGGCTTGGTGCTGCGGCTCGCCTTGCCGCGACAATTTGCCTTCGCCCTTCGGTTCAATCTTAATGCTCATGTACTTGTCGCCCGTCTTTTGCGAGGACTTAATCCAAGCTGACAGGTTGTAATCTACGTTGTTGATCACCGCTGACCCACGGTAGTCGGGGCGCTTCTCGTTGCCGTCCTTGTTGTTCTTGAACAGGACGCCTTTCATGTTCGGGTCGTAATCAGGCACGGTTCTGCTCCTTTGCTATTTGAATGTACTTCTTGATGGCTGACCGTTCCTTGGCTGTCATAGCGTCGGCTACGGCAATGTAAAGTTCATGGTCGCTGTTGATTTGGTCATGGACGCCCAACACCGCTAGCGCGATGTCCTTCTCCTCGGCGTCTAGGTCAAACGCTGCGCGGAACTGCTTAACAAACGAGTCACGCTTAACGGGGTCAACCTCCTTGCCCATATCGCCTCTAGGATCGTTCGTAAAGCCTTTACGGCCTTGGGCTGCCTCTGCGTCATCATCCACCTGTGCAAGCCCCACAATGGCCGCTAATGCGTAACGGCGGGCATAGGTGATGCCAGAGCCTTGCCCCTGCGGGCTGGCGTCTTTGGTCAGCACCGGCATCTGCCCTGCGATCCACTCGCCCGAGGCGTGAGCCAGCGTCGTGACTAGCATCAAACCTTGCTCAGTCATCTGCGTGGTCTGGATCACCGACAAGCCGTTAGCGGCTAACTGCTTACGACAAGCGTCCCAACACGACGCAAGGTCGGCGTATTTGCTTTTAAAGAACGGGTTGCTGCTGTCTTTCAGCGCACCCGTAATGTCGGCTTGCGCCTTGGACAACGCGGCGGCCAATGCGCCTATGGTTTCACTCTGCATCTTCTCTCTCCTTTAGTTCTGCCAAAGCCTTATTGCAGGCTTCTATGCGTTCTTGTTCTTCCAGTTCTTGCATCAATTGATCTTGGTGATGCCACCAAGTCATATCGTCATCGTGCATGGCTAGCTCGCTCCTCTGCCGGGGTGCAGCCACCATCGCCGCACGGATCAAGGATGGCTGCTGTGGCGTATAGCACTACAAGCAGGATGGCTTGGGGTAACCAGCGGCTCATTAGTAATCCTCCCCATAAGGGCCGTTCATCAGCGCGTCGTTGGTAGCGATTTCCTCAAGCTCAAAGATGGCATCTGCGCCAAGGTCGCAAATGTCTAGCTTGATGTCGTGGTTCAGCGATGAGGCGGCCTTGTCGTTATCAAGGAAGATGCCGATTAGGTCGGCAGCCTCAAGGATGATGCCGCCATCTAGGTCTTGGGTGTACTCCACGCGCACCTCAAACTTGTTGCCGAGGGCGTAGAACGTACCGAAACCGTGGAATGTGTCTTTGCGAGGCATATCTGTTGCTCCTGTGTTGTGTCTATCAACGTGGGATATGTTAACCGATGTTATTCCGGCCCGTCAACTACTTTGTTGATAGCGGCAAGCGTGGCTTTGGCGCTGGCCTTAATTGATGGGCAAAGATCGGGGCCAAACTTGTGTGCGTAAAATTCGGCGTCCGACCAAAGCGAGTTTAGGTGCGGGTCGTCGGCGCTGATGTAAACGTGGGTCTTGGTTCCGCGAACATCTTCGGGCGTCGGCAAGCCGCGCTCGTAATGATCCATGTAAAACTTCCAAGGGATGCGAATTAACTGCGACATAACTACCTCTCTGTGGTTAGCGTATGGGCGTATATTAACACAAGTTACAAGCCTTGTCAAGCCCCCTTGATAAAATAGTTTACCTATGTTAATATGCAAACATGGACATCAATACAGCATTAAAGAAGTTTGGTTCCCCGAGCGGTATCGCACGGGCGTTTGGCGTTAAGCCCCCGGCTGTATCCAGATGGATACGCAACGGTGCGATCCCGCAGCAGCGGGTGTGGCAGTACAAGGCTGGGCTGGTCAAAGCGCCAAAAGGACGTTAGTGGACGCTAAAACGAAAAGCCCCCGAGGAGGGGGCTTGACGCTGCCGGGGGACTGGCATTACGCTTGTTTTGCGAACTGGCGTACGAGTAGTTTAGCCCCGTCAATGGGCTTGTCAACCTACCTATACGCCTCGGCTCATCTGGTCGGGGAAACCACGCGCAGACAGGGCTTAAATCTAGACCGGGGCAGCCAGCCTCTAGACACGCAGCGTATAGCGGGGAAGCGTGAATGGCACCGGGAAACCGGCAAATGTAGCCCGCAGCAGGGTGGCTCCGTCAGTCATCTAATCTCTGCACGATCCACGTTAGGCGTACTCCGTCTCAACCGTGCAGAGTTCACCATCAGTCATCAGTTCTAAACCATAGAGAGGTATAGATATGGGAGATTTACACCAGTATTTCCCGACTAAAAAAGAAGAACCTAAACCTAGTCATAACCTAGAACATCACATCCACTCCAACCAGAGAACGTGGGATGAATTGGTACGACAATCCCCGCTAAACCGTTTACGCTTCTACGACGCCCAACTAGCCCGTGGCATTGAGATTGACCGTGAGCGTGTGGCCGAGTTAGTGCGTGAGGCTGGTGCGGCTGCTGTGCTGTCGGATCGGGATGCGATTGGCTTGATACGCCAATTGTGGGGTGAAAGGGCTGTGGAGAAACTTCGTGCTAGAGCTAAAGCGGGGGAATAGGACATGGTGGATTATCTGGCTAGGGCGATGCGTAAACGAGGCAAAGCGTGAGGTACAAAGCGAGGCGGGATGCGAACGATGGCCTTATTGGCCGGGCGCTACTCGCAGCCGGGTTCACCGTCCACGACTACGCCTCAAACGGCGGCGTACCAGATCGTCTCGTCGTACGGAATCTGCCCGACGGAACACCGTGGGTGTGTTGGGTAGAAATCAAGGTAGAAAAAGGAAAACTACGCCCGAGCCAAGAAAGGTTCCAAGCGATATTTGAGCCACGCGGTGAGTTTTACGTTGCGCGTGATCCCGAGGCGACGGTGCGCGAGTTGATGGAGCGTTATCTAGCCGCCATCAAGCCCGAGCAGCTACGTTAGGCATGAGTGCTTTGCGAGCGCCTTTGTAATGCACGATAGCGGGGTCGGGATGCTGCGGCAGAAACTCGGGCAGACAGGCGTAATACGATTCAGGCAGGTCTTGCACCTTTGCCCGTTTAGCGTATTCCCGCAGAACCTCCTGATCCCCGTACCACACACGGAACTTATCGGGCAGGACGTTGTACATCTCGGCAAGGTCAGCCCAAACGCCCCAATCGGCGGTAATCGTGCAGCAACCGACATACGGGTACACCTCGTCCAACGTCTTGCCGGTGTATTCGCTGTAATCCTGACCGCGCTGGCGTGGGTTAAACCCCGCGTCACGGTTAAATTCACGGCGGGTCATCGCAACGACGCCCTCCAGCACGGCAGCAGGATTCACGGGATGCCGCACAATCATGTCGGTATCCATGTACATCGCTGGCTCCGACAAACCCAATTCCGCAAAGGCATTGGTGCGCCATTGCATCAAGAACTGCCGATTACCCTGCGTCACAAATACCCGCGAGACACCGGGTACGGCTGGCGTTTGGTGATCGCTGACCTGAATAATGGTCGCATCAGGGTTGTGGGCGCGAATGGAAAAAACCATCGCGGTAGGCATGGCGATGTCGTCGCCAACGTGGAAGAAAACAAACATAGGGAAACTATATGCTGAACGTAAACCGAAAACGACTATCCCGTGCGATATGGGACACCCTCTTTGCTGACCTGCCTGACTTGCCGTGGCACGTTATTGAGGACTTGGAGAAGTTAGACCCTCTCCGACGTACTGGCAGCACCAACCACGCCTCCCTAATCGCCTTGTGGGCGGTTATACGGCACTTCCGACCCAAAGTTGTGGCCGAGATCGGCACTTACATCGGTAAGTCTACGTTCGTGCTGGCAAGAGAGGGCGCAGACGTACACACCTGCGACATGACGCACAACTTCAAATTGCCGCTGACCACCTTTATCACGCAGTACCACAGCAGCAGCACCGAGATGCTCGCCAAACTAGACGGCAACATTGACCTGCTGCACCTAGACGGTCGGCTACAGCCCGACGACAAGCCGCACCTTGAGCGCCTGTTCACGCCCAACACCGTCATCACGCTAGATGACTTTGAGGGAATAGAGAAAGGCGTCTGGAACGCCATGCAGATAGACCTGTCGCAGCGCATCTTGGTGTACCCGCCCGAGCGAGAGTTGACAGAGCGTTATGCGGTGGGAGATGCTACGACTGCAATCATCCTGCCCAACTTGAGGCTGACGCCGCAATGAGCCACAAAGACGCCGCCGAATTTGTAGGCGTATTGCTGCATAGCAGTACTGCCACGCATTTTCTGCATTTGCAGACGGCGAGCTACGCCGCCCACAAGGCACTCGGCCACTACTACCAGAACATTGTAGACTTGGCCGACAAGTACGCGGAAGCCTATCAGGGCCACTACGGCATCATCCCCCTCGCTGACTACCCTGAAGGATTCAAGGTACAGAAGGACGCCGCCGTCTACGCCAACAGCCTGCTGACGTTCGTTAAGGGCATCCGAGACGACCTGCCGAAAGACACCGACTTACAGAACATCATTGACGAGATCGTGGGCGAAATCGCCTCCCTTCTGTACAAGCTGGAGCGTTTCAAATGAATCGTAAGGCTGGGCTGTACGCCAACATTCTGGCAAAGCAAGAGCGCATTAAGGCCGGTTCGGGCGAGCGTATGCGTAAACCCGGCGATCCCGGCGCACCGACCGCCAAGGCGTTCCGTGAGAGCGCCAAGACGGCCAAGAAAGAGAACAAATGACAGCCGCGTGGACACGCAGCGAGGGCAAGAACCCGAAAGGCGGGCTGAACGCCAAGGGTCGTGCCTCGTATAAGGCCGAGACAGGCGGGACTCTGAAGCCGCCGGTCAAGTCAGGCGACAACCCACGCCGAGCCTCTTTCCTCGCAAGGATGGGCAATATGCCGGGGCCGATGGCAAAAGACGGTAAGCCCACACGCCTCGCGCTCGCACTTAAGGCATGGGGAGCCTCTAGCAAGGAGGACGCCCGAGCCAAGGCCAAAGCCATTAGCAGCAGGAACAAAGCCTGATGGCCGCTGACCGTAATCGTTTAGCCGCCGCCCTCGCCTACGAGGAAGAACGCCGACGGCGCATGATGGAATCCGTCCCGACGACGGATAACCTGCCGCCTGTTCAGCCGACCCGCCGCAGCCTACGCACCGACCTTGAAAACCTGTCATCGGGCATCGGTCAGGGCGTGGTCAACCAGTTAGAGGGCGTCAAAGCACTTGTCACCGACCCCGTAGGCACGGCCAGAGCCGCTTACGAGGGCGTTAAAGGCATTGTGCGCGACCCGACCGTATTAGCCGACGCATTGCGCTACACCGCCCAGAAAGCCACTAGCGGCCCGTTAGGCGCGGGCGAAGTGATTGGCGAGATGGTTAGCCCGATGCGCGGCAAAGGCCCAATGGCCGAAATTGACGTTTACCACGGTACGCCCCACCGATTCCCCGGAACAGAAGCCAACCCACTAGGCGAATTTGACGCAAGTAAAATCAATACGGGTGAAGGCGCGCAAGCATATGGGCATGGTATTTACCTTGCCGAAAGTCCGAAGGTGGCGGAGGGATACAAAGAGCGCCTAGCCGCATCAAGTTATATGAAAGATTCGCAATCGGTTGCTTATGGCAAAATTTGGCAAAAAGCAGCAGATGCGGCGCTAGAAACCGGCGCGGCGCACCCAGATTATTCAAGAGCAATTTCATCGCAAATTATGGATTGGGTGGACGGCGGCCGAAAGCCAGAAACTTTTTTGCGATACAACCGCGTTCCGTCAAGCGCAAAACCCGCTTATGAAGCAGCCGTAAAGGAATACGTGGGTTTGCAAAAAACTCCGGGCAACCTTTACACCGCCGACCTACCCGACGAAATGGTAGATCGGATGCTGGATTGGGATAAGCCGTTAAAAGAGCAACCGGCCGCTGTGCGTGAAGCGTTTCAGGACATCATGCAATCCAATTTATGGGACGAAGATACCCGCAAATTGATTTCAGGAGTAGGAATAGAGGCCGATGAAATAACGGGAAAAAAACTTTATGAATTGTTAGCGAGTTCTGACGAGCTAGCCGGTAAAGGGCGATTTGGAAAAGCAGCTAGTGAAGAATTGGCGCGGCGCGGTGTCCCCGGCATCCGATATTTAGACGCAGGCAGCCGAGGCCAAGGCGGCAGCGGCACACGTAACTTCGTCGTGTTTCCCGGCGAGGAAAAAAAGGTCAAGATTCTTAAACAAGAGTAAAACGCCCACCGCCTCTGCAACAATGCACGCGGTGGCTTTCTAAATTAAACTAATGCGGTAGGAATAGTACGTAATGCAAATTGAGCAAATTGGGATCGCTACCCTGATCCCGTTCGCCAAGAACAGCCGAACCCACGACGACGCGCAAGTTGCCCAGATTGCGGCCAGCATCCGCGAGTTTGGGTTTACCAACCCGGTATTAATAGACGAGGCTAACGGCATTATTGCCGGTCACGGGCGCGTTATGGCCGCCCGCAAGCTAAAGATGGCCGAAGTACCTTGCATACGGCTATCCCACCTGTCGGACGCCCAAAAGCGGGCGTATGTCATCGCTGACAACAAACTTGCCCTCAACGCCGGTTGGGACGAGGCCATGCTAAAGCTGGAGTTGGCCGACTTAAAGGCGCTGGACTTTGACCTAGACCTGACCGGCTTCAACACCGCCGAAATAGACGCCCTGTTAGCCGAGAAAGGCACCGAGGGGCTAACTGATCCCGACGATACGCCAGAGCCGCCCGTGGAGCCTGTTACGCGGCTTGGCGACGTATGGGTATGTGGGCAGCACCGCGTGATGTGCGGTAGCAGCCTTGAAATGACCGCAATGGAGCGCCTTTGCGGCGATCAGCGGGTAGATATGTTGCTCACCGACCCGCCTTACAACGTGGCGTACGAGGGTGGAACTGGCTTAAAAATTCAGAACGACGACATGGGCGACGCGGAATTTAGAATTTTTTTGCGCGATGCTTTCGTTGCAGCCGATACGGTGATGAAACCGGGTGCGGTGTTTTATATTTGGCACGCCGATTTGGAAGGCTACAACTTCCGTGGAGCTTGTCACGATGCGGGGTGGAAAGTTCGCCAATGTTTGGTCTGGAAAAAGTCGTCATTGGTATTGGGCCGACAGGATTATCAATGGCAGCACGAGCCGTGCTTGTATGGGTGGAAAGACGGATCAGGGCATTTGTGGGCATCCGACCGCAAACAAACCACAATACTTGAATTTGATAAGCCCTCCCGAAATGGCGAACATCCCACCATGAAGCCTGTGGCGTTGTTTGAGTATCAAATGCTTAACAACACCAAGGGCGGGGACATTGTGCTGGACTCGTTTGGAGGCAGCGGCACAACTTTAATTGCAGCCGAAAAGAACGGACGCATAGCCCGCATTATGGAGCTAGACCCCAAGTACGTTGATGTGATCGTCAAACGCTGGGAGGACTTTACCGGCGAGAAAGCCGTGCTAGAGGCTACCGGCGAACCGTTTAAGGCTGCGGCATGAGAAGCCGTCGTAAGGAGCAAACTATTAGCCAGCGCACCGGCCAACCCAAACAAGGGAACCAAGGCGAGGGCGGCGGTCGCCCCCGCTTTGAGATTGACTACGAGGCGGTCAAAAAGCTGGCGGGCATTCAATGTACGCAGGCCGAGATCGCCGCTTGGCTGGGTTGCAGCGTGGACACGCTCCTGCGCGACGAGAAGTTTTGCGAAATCTATAAAAGCGGTGTGGAGAACGGCAAGATGTCCCTGCGGCGGCACCAGTGGCGGGCGCTTGAGGACGGCAATACCACAATGCTGGTATGGCTTGGGAAACAGTACCTCGGCCAACGGGAAAAGAACGAACTAACCGGGGCAGACGGTAAAGACTTGGTGATCACATGGCTGCCGCCCCAGTAATCATTCCTTACGCGCCGCGAAGGGTGTTTATGCCCTTCCATGAGCGCAACAAGCGATGGGCGTGTTTGGTAGCACACCGCCGTGCAGGCAAAACAGTCGCCGCGGTCAACGACATTATCCGAGCGGCTATGTTCGCCAAGTCGCCAAACCCACTATACGCCTACATTGCCCCGTACCGATCACAGGCGAAGGCGGTGGCGTGGGATTATTTTAAGTATTACGCCCAGCCCATTACGAAAGACGTCAATGAGTCCGAGCTAACGATTGAATTGGTGAACGGTGCGAAGGTGCGGCTGTTCGGCGGCGACAACGCCGATGCGATGCGTGGCTTGGGCTTTGATGGCGTCTACATGGACGAGTACGGCGACTTCAAGCCGTCCGTATTTGGGAACGTGGTAAGGCCGGCCATGAGCGACAAGCAGGCATGGGGCGTGTTCGCCGGTACACCAAAAGGAAAGAACCAATTTTGGGAGATATATGAAACCGCCACTCGTCTCCCTAGCGAGTGGTTCCTGTTGCGCCTTCCCGCCTCAACCAGCGGGCTTCTCCCTGCGACAGAGCTAGCCGCAGCAAAGGCGCAGTTGGCCGAGGATCAGTACCTACAGGAGTACGAATGCAGCTTTGAGGCTGCGATCCTCGGTGCTTTTTACGGTAAGGAGATGCGCGAGGCCACAGACCAAGGCCGCATCACCAACGTGCCGTACGACCCCAACCTGCCGACGTATACCGCATGGGACTTGGGTTACCGCGACGACACCGCGATATGGTTCTACCAAGTCACCCGTAGCGAAATCCGCGTCATAGACTTCTACGCCGTGTCGGGCGAGGACATCCACACAATTGCCGATGTGGTACGCAATAAGCCGTACCGCTATGCCAAGCACTACCTACCCCATGACGCTCGGGCTAAGAGCCTACAGACCGGCAAGAGCATTATTGAGCAACTGGCGGCGCAACTAGACATCGCCAAACTCGCTGTTGTCCCCGACATTGGTGTGCAGTCGGGCATCCAAGCAGTACGCATGATGCTGCCGCGTGTGTGGTTTGACGCGACCAAGTGCAGCGATGGCATTGAGGCGCTGCGTCAGTACCAACGCGAATACGACGAGGACAAGAAAGCCTATCGTCAGTCACCGCGCCACGATTGGACATCACACCCTAGTGACGCTTTCCGTATGGTTGCGGTATCATGGTCTGAAGTCGCTGACAAGCCCCCAGCGCCAGAGGTCAAGCCGCTGATGGTGGGGCCAGAGAACACAGTCACGCTAAACGATATGTGGGCGGTTCACGACCGCACGACGACAAGGAGAGCAAGGATATGAGCATTGTCAGCCCGAATCGTTACCCCTACGAAACAGTTGCCGCCTCGCAGACCGCACAGGTACTCGGTGGCACAGGTGCCGTGGGTGATTACCTCCATCGCATTGTGGTGACGGTCACGGCGACCGGCACAAGCACTTTAAGCGTGTTGGATAACAGCACAACGGTGTTGACGATGGCTGCGAACACCCCGGTGGGCGTTTACAGCCTTGAGATCAACGCTGCCTCTGCCAGCGGCCCGTGGAAGATCACGACCGGCGCAGGCGTGACCGTGATGGCTGTCGGATTCTTCACGGCCTAATCATGGAAGGCATACTGCAACCGGAACTGGAAAAGTACCTCCGCACCATCGCGCAGTATGACGCCGAGTTCGCTAAATGGACGGCGCGAACCAAGAAGATCGTCAAACGCTATCGTGACGATAGTCGTGGGCAGGGCGGCAACGAGGCTGCACGGTTCAACATCCTCTGGTCAAACGTCCAGACGCTGAAGCCTGCGGTCTACGCCAAGCTCCCAAAGGCTGACATCAGCCGACGCTTTGGTGACAACGACCCGGTTGGCCGCGTGGCAGGACAACTGCTAGAGCGGGCGATTGACTTTGAGATTGAGCATTACCCCGACTTCCGCTCAACCATGTCTTACGGCGTGGAGGATCGGTTCTTGGGTGGCCGTGGCACCGCATGGGTACGCTACGAGCCGCACGTTGCGCCGATTGGCATTGAGGACGATGGCGTATCCATCACCTCCAACATTGAACAAGGCGAAGGTGCGCCGCCTAACCTAGAGCAGATTGAATACGAGTGCGCCCCGGTGGATTACATCCATTGGCGTGATTTCGGCCACTCACAGGCTCGCACATGGGAAGAAGTCACCTGCGTATGGCGCTGGGTGTACATGAGCCGTGAGGCGCTGGCAGAGCGGTTTGGCGAGGAGATGGCTCGCAAGATACCGCTAGACCAAGGCCCAGAGCCGCTTAACGCTTACAACGAAGCCAAGCGCACTTACAACCGCGCAAAGATCTGTGAATTGTGGGACAAGGAAACCGAGAAGGTGTACTGGTTCTGCAAGGGTATGCCGCAGATCATTGATGTGCGTGACGACCCGCTCGGCCTTGAGGGATTCTTCCCCTGCCCGAAGCCGCTGTACGCCACGACGACCAGCGACACCTTGGTGCCGGTGCCTGACTTTCTGCTGTACCAAGATCAAGCGATGGAGTTGGACATCCTGTCCGACCGCATTGATGGCTTGGTGAAGGCGCTGCGTGTGCGCGGCGTATACGACGCTAGCCAACCGGCGCTGCAACGCCTAATGACGGAGGGCGACAACAATGCGCTTATTCCAGTTGATAAGTGGATGGCTTTCAGCGAGAAGGGCGGCCTTAAAGGCAGCATTGACCTTCTCCCGCTGGACACGCTCGCCAACGCCCTCCTCAACTGCTACCGAGCAAGAGAGGACATTAAGTCCCAAATCTACGAAATCACAGGCATCTCGGACATCATCCGAGGCACCTCGTTCGCGTCGGAAACCGCGACAGCGCAACAAATCAAAGGCCAGTACGCGGGATTAAGACTGCGCTCCATGCAGGAGGACGTTGCCCTCTTTGCATCGGAGTTGATCCGGTTGAAGGCGCAGGTGATGTGCCGACACTTCCAGCCGCAGACCATCCTTGCCTACGCCGCCGCAGGTCAGATGACGCCAGCGGATCAACAGTTGATCCCGCAGGCGTTGGAACTGCTCAAGGACAAACCGCTGCGGAACTTCCGCGTGGACATCGCCGCCGACAGCCTTGTCATGTTGGACGAGAACCAGATGAAGCAGGATCGTATGCAGTTCCTGCAAGCGTTTGGTGGTTTCCTCGCGCAAGCCCTGCCGGTCGGTCAAGCCTCGCCGCAGATGGTGCCGATGATGATGGAGTTGCTGCGCTTTGGTATGCAAGCGTTTAAGGCCGCAAGACCGATTGAGGGCCAGATTGACTCCACGTTGCAGCAGTTGCAGCAAGCCGCGATGCAGCAAGGCCCAGACGGCGAGCAGCAAGGCAAGCAAGCCGAGTTGCAGCAGAAGGGGCAGATGGAGCAAAGCCGCATCCAAATGGAGGCCGCGCTACAGCAGGCCAAACTGCAACAGCAGATGCAGATGGAGCAACTCAAGAACCAGACGAAACTGGCGATGGAGCAGCAAAAGCAGCAGTTTGAGGCGCAGTTGGAGGCGATGAAGCTGCAAAGTCAGCAGGAATCCGCCAAGTACAAGGCCGACATGGACGCCCAAACGCGCTTAATCATCGCGCAGATGAACAAAACGCTACCCCCAACCACGTTTAATCAATGAAACGCACTTACGTTTTTATAGACGGCGAGTTTGTAGAGCGTAAAAAGGACGAGAAGGGTCGTTATCACTACGTCGTGCCTGACATTGTGCCGTACAAAAGCATGATTGACGGCAAAATGGTCACCTCACGCTCGGAACACCGACGCCACCTCAAGGCCAACAACTGCATTGAGGTCGGTAATGACGACCCGAGCAAGCACATCAGGCACGAAAAGTCGGTAGACACGCGGCTTGAACGCATCAAGCACATCGTCAACACCCGAATGACCAACGAGCAAGCAGATCGCATACTGCGCGACCTGCGCCAACACGCGAATTTCACCAATCCCCACAGGAGAGGCTAACGTGGACGAGCAAATGGAACGAGATGAAGCCCCACAGGCTGATGTAACTGACCGCCGAGCGATTCTTGAGCAGAGTTTAGAAGCGGCAGAGCGTGGCGAACCCATTGAACCCGTCTCACGCGACGGCAATGGGCGTTTTGCTACGCCGAAAGCTGCGGAACGTGCTGACGAACCGCAAGCAGAGGAGGAACCGCCCGTTTGGCGTCGTCCACCGGCATCGTGGAAGAAGGACTATCACGAGGTTTGGCAGAAAGCCGACCCGAAGATGCAGGAATACGCATGGCAGCGTGAGGAGCAGATGCGGGCGGGTGTGGAACCGCTGCTCTCCAAGGCGCAGTTTGCCGATGCGATGCAGGAGGCCATCTCGCCCTATATGCAGACCATACAGGGGCTTGGTTTATCGCCTGATAAGGCCGTAGCCGCCCTAATGGATGCTGACCACAAGTTGCGTAACAGCGACCCGCAGACGAAGTTGCAGTATTTCCAGCAACTCGCGCAGTCGTATGGCATCAACTTGGGTGCAATGCAGGGCCAGCAAGGCCAGATGCCGCAGCAAACGGTTGACCCGACCGTGTATGCGCTGCAAAACGAACTGAACAAAGTCCGTGGCGAGGTCATGGGCTGGAAGCAACAGCAGGAGATGATGGAAAATCAGACCCTGCTAAACGAAATCAACCAATTTAGTTTGAAGGCCGATCATTTTGAGGATGTCCGACCGGCGATGATCCAACTCCTACAGAGTGGGATGGCGCAGACGTTGGACGAAGCCTATGAGAAGGCCATCAGGCTTGATCCTAACTTGTTTGATCAGGTGACCAAGGCCCAACAGGCCGAAGCCGCCGCAAAACAAGCGAAGGAACAAAACAGGGCAGCGAAAGCCGCCCGAGCAGCAGCGGTGAGTGTCAGAAGCGCCACACCCGGCGTTAACACGGCTCCAAAAGCGGCAAACCGTCGTGCGATTCTAGAGGAAC